ACTTGGATAACCCCTAGTTTTTCATAAGAAAAGGGCGATATTGCTACCGCCCTTCCCTACTATGAAACAATTATGAGTTATTAGATAACTGCTGTTCCGTCTGATGTAATACCAACACCATACTGGTCAAATAGTTCAGAAACGCCATAAGCCATTGAACCAACAATTTCAGTTGCTCTTAAAGAAGCATCTCTTTGTGTTTCAATTCTCATATCACGCTTTAACATATAACCAAGTGCGTCTGTTGTCATAACAGCACCAGTGTATGCACCTGCTGAGTCTGGAGCACCAATGATTGTGCTTTCAAACACATCAATACCAGCAATACGTCCAATAAAGCCATTTTCTAATGCACGGTTACCTACGTCTGTAATGTTGTGAGACATAGTTGCACCGTTATTAGTTAATTGTGCTTTGATGTCATATGCTTGATATGGGTGTAACACTGCAACAAAGGCACCGTTTTGGTCCGCTTTGTTAGCCTTAAGTGTTGCTGCCGCTTTGAACAAGTCTTCAACTGTTACGGCTGCACCAATTTTGTCAATGTTGTTTGAAAAACCAGTGAATAGAGCCGCTAAGTCAGTGTCAACTTTCTCAGCCATTGCCGCACCTAATTGTCTACCAATTGCTGCCGCTGTGTCATCTGCACTTGCTTCTTCTAACAAGTCAGTTAGTGTAACCATTACACCAACTTCAGATGCAGTAATTTCTTTCTTAGTTGTCGCAAAAGACACGTTAGAAAGATCCCCACCATCAGAAACGCTAGAAGCAGTTACCGCTGGATAGATTGGAACCTGTGCAGTTAAGCCAGGTGTTCCTACCATATTGTAATTTCTTACAAGTGGACGGATAATAGACTGCTCAGATAGTGTAAACAGAGCGGCCTGCATAATGTTTGCGTAAAGAGCATCTGCTCCACTTACGCCTGTGTCAAATTCATTCGCCATAGTTATTCTCCTTTAGATAGCAAATTATACGCGAATCCCTTTTGCCTGCATTATTTCTCTATAACGCTTACGATGTTCAGGATTCTGCATATTAAGTTTAGTAACATCGTTATCTACCACAGGATTCTGTTTGCCTACACCTTGTCCAGTTCCAGAACCTTGTGGTCCTGCACTAACAAAATGAGGATTTGCTGTAAGGAATTCATTTACCAAGTTTGATACAGTTAATGGGTTACCATTATCATCATATCTTACCTGTCCGTTTGTGTCTACAACATCAACGCCACCTGCATCGTTAAGTTTCAAGTTGCCTTTTAGCAATGAAACCACTTGCTGTGGATTTACTGCTTTTTGGTTACTTGCCTCACCTAACAGTGTGCCGTCAACCTTGATAGAATGAAGTTCATTTTCGTATGTTTGTATTTTAGAGTTAAACTTTTCAGCCTGCTCTTTCAATAGTTTTTCATACTCTCCACGCTTCTCCATCTCCTGGGTCTTGCGTTGCTCTTCTGCTTCTACCAACGTATTGTAGTGATCCAGATCAACATTTGAATATTTCTTTTCAAACTTTGCTCTTTCTCTTGCCACTCTCTCTGCGATGATTTTATTCACTTCATCTTGAGTAAGTGTATTGTTTTCCTTAACAACGTCCTGTGTTGCTACCTGCTCTTTAACCTCTGGTTGAGATGCAGTTGTCTCAGTTTCGTTTACCGCTGTGTTTTCTGCGTCCATTTTCTGTCCTCTTTATAATTGGTTGAGTTCTACCACCTGCCCACTTTTGGCAGTATGTTCTATTATTTATCCTTTATTGGATAAATCAGTTTATTTACGACGTCTTCCACCACGTGATTTCTTTTTCTCGTCTTTTTTCTTCTTGCCACCACGTGACATTTTACGTCCACCTCGCATAGCCATATCGCTCTCCTTATTCTACTTCTCAGCGAAAAGGAACTATTTCCTTCTTGCGTTCAAGTATTTGTTTGCGTCTTTCTTTAGTCAGTTTGCCTAGTTCAAGTAAATTGTGCCTTGCTCTTACGCCTGCTGCCTTAGAATCTTTAACTTCAAAGCGCCATATGTTTTCCTTGTATTCATCTACAAGTTCACGTAGGCGCTTTTCTGTGGGAAGTTCATTTATGAAATCTCTTTCAGGAATAAACCTACCCATTCTCCGTTTCGCCCCCAGAGTTGAATAATTGTGCTAGTTCTGGATGCAGTGATTTAATTTCTTCATCTGTGTATCCTGCTTCTACCATTTCTCTTAAATGTGTAACCAAGTCGTCTGCAGAAGTTACTGGCATATGTGTTATCATATCTTTTGCAGGTTTGTTTTCTTCTTTCCATTCTTCATACCATTCTTTAGTATCTTCATATGGCATTTCTGTGATTGTTTCTAACAACATCTTGTCAATCTTGTCAGTAATCATTTTATCATCAGGTGCTGTTTCTTTTGCCATTTTCAACATTTGAACATCATTTACTTTGTCCTGTATTGAGAATGAACGTGGATACTGCACTTCGCCATCCCATACTGTGCCTTGATATTCAGCCCATAGTCTCCAAATTTGTTCTTCTGCGTGTTCTAGATTCATTGCAAAATCTGCCAAACGTGCATTTAACATTTGGAATTCAGTCTGTAATCCCACTCCTGACAATCTACGACTTTCTACAGAGCGGATGCCTCCCAGTGAAGCCATTCTATCAATGGATTCAACCTTTCTTTCAATTGCCTGTAGCACTGCCTCAATACTTGCACCATCTGGTTGTAACAAATAAGGTTTTAGGTTGCCATCTAGATTGTGTGGCATTTGAATAATTGAGCCTGCACCAGCCGCCGCTTCAGTGTCTGCTGTTTTTACAAGTGACGGATGATTTGTTAGTCTAATAATCTGTTCAATTTCACTTGACATCTCATACAGTTCTTTCTGTATGTCTGCAATATCACCAACTGGTGAAACACCAACACCACGTGTTTGACTTCTAGAAGCGTAAACACATACTGCTGGCACTTTGCCAAGTTCATTTGGTATAGTCATTGCTAGTTCACCTGTATTATTATCTCCGTCTACAACGTAAACATTGATTTCTTCAGGTGTGTATTCTCTTACATACTGTCTACCGTTTACTATTTCTTCTTTTACTTTTAGATATGACAGTGTGTATAATCCATTAGGCTGTCTTGAATATTCCCAGTCTAACACATTGTCTGGTGTAAACATACTAACATAAGGACGTATACCTTGGTTAAGTTCGTCTGCTCTTGTAAGTGTTTCTGCATTTGGTTTGTCTACAATAACCCACACATTACCATATACCATAGCCATTGCACTTAGTTCTCTAAGGAACTGGGCAAAACTTCTACCATCTAGGTCCGCATCTGCAAGGAAAGGATCTAAACCTGGAAGGTTTTCAATTGAGCCATACTGTCTCTTAGGTTCACGTCTAAACAAGAATGAGTTGTATATTCCAACAACGCTTTTTGTATGATTATCAAGTCCAAGCATTCTAAGTCGCTTTTCATAATCATCTCTTGATTCATAATAGTAGGGCTCTAAATACTTTCCTTGAAAGTATTCATACCCACCGTGATAAGAGTCACCTAAAAATACCCAACGATTAAGATAGTGTTTGTAGGCAGGATGTGCCTCTACTATATAATCAATGGCTAGTTTAGGGTCACCCTTAATTACTCTGTCTCTAATAACGGGCATCTGGTTCCATCTCCTTGCTTGATTGTTGTTACCTGAGAATGCCCATCTTTGTGGTTCTTGTGGTGCATATTCAGTGCGAACTGGATATAGGAAATCAACCAAATAGCCTACTGCGTCTGCCATATGATCCAGTTTTCCGTCTTTGTCTACGACGTTTGTTCCTGGTTTGTATACCATTTTTTCTAAACTGTTAATAATTTGTTTACACTTAGGATCAACAAACATGGTTCTATGACCTTGTGTGTTTTTCAACTTAGCATTAACACTGTTTACCCTGTCACGGATAGGTGTGTGGGCGTTTCTAACTTGAACTGTAAATCCTGCGTTTTGTAGGATTGAAATATCTGTTCTACCACCAGCACTGGTCTTACGCTGTCTGCCTGCTGGGTCAGGATACATTATGATCCTACTGTTGCCGTATCTGCGTTTCAGTTCATCACA